GTCCATTGGTTCATCCTCATAACTAAGAACTAAGAACTAAGAACTAATTAGAGCCGTGAAACGACCCCCGAGCCGCTAGGCCAGGAGATCGGGAAGGGTCAGCGTCCGCAGCAATGGGTTCCCCGAGAATCGTAGCAGCAGTCAACGTCCATGCCATCGAGATCACAGTCCCGATACAGGTACAGCGAACACCCACGCGGGTCACCTTGGTGAAAGATATTCAGAGGCATCAATTCGCCAGCCGCCAAGTCGGGCCGCCTAACGCCGTTTCGACTCGCCACTATATTCGCGGCGCGCCTAAGAGCACCGCCCTCCCGATCGGATGTCGCGCCTAATCGGTCACCCGAAGATGGCGAATGCCAGTATGGAATTCCCGTATCTTCGTCGCGTTGAATCACCCCATTACATTCATGCTCCGCCCATGTGTGGAGGGTCTGCTCTATTCGCCGCAATTCGTCCGCCTGGCCGTAGGTGAAGCCGTAGTTCATCAAGAGCCCGAGCATTCTGGTCTGTCGTTCGATTCGGTTCATTGTTCATCCTCATCATGGTTGCGATATCCGGGGAAGTTCCCGGCATCTTGGTCAACTGTTGTGGCCATCGCCAAGCACCATATGGCACCCGCGACAACTAGAAACGCGACTAGGATCATCAGTAGATCGTGGGCCATGGTTCATCCTCTATACGTTGGGTCAGAGCAGAGCACATTTAGAAACCACTCCGGCACCGCTAGGCGGTGGAGCGGTGGAGGTCAGATATTGACGAAGTAGTCGCCCTCTTCGAGAATGTATGGCATCAAGATAAGTTCCAATTCAGCGATGTCGTCCGATTCAAAGCCTTCTGTCTCAATCCACATTGAATACCGATATTTCGCCTTCTCATAATAGCCTTTACAATCTTCGATGGTGGGTAGATCACCGAAGTACACGGCAGCATCTACTTCCGATTGGGTGCCGTACATGTAGCAGGATTGTAACTCGCCGCAACAGTTGACCTTCTCCGCCGAGTGGCGAAGTGTTGCAACCGTCCGCACGTTGTCAATTATGCGCCGATCAGCGCAGTCGAGACAGTAATCGCGGCCTTTGATTCGCGTCAATTCCTCCGGTCGGTCAATTACACCCTCGCAAGTGTCGCAGTAGATCGGCATCGGTTCATCCTCATGAATCAGCCCGCACCATTGCGGACTCGTGAAGCATAGCAGCAGATCGGCGGAATGGAAGTGAGTACAACCCCCAAAGTGGGGAATCGGTGGAAATAGTCCCTGAGAGGTTGGGAATGGGGAAAGTATTTACCGAATCGCGAAATAGCCTACCGAAATTGGCAGGCATTCATTGATCCGCATAGGCGGATGGATCGACGGCGGATCATACTTGATCGGATCACCAATCCATGTCAGACCCCTTCGGATGCAGGGGATTTCGTGAGGGGGTGGCATGTTCATGCACCGCGGGCCAGAGATGGAAGGGGGTACGGGGGAAATCGTTCAACGCTATATTAACGATACCCTCTCAGATTTTATCACCAAAATCACCCCCGGTATACATTAGGGATTTCTATGTACATCCTCCAACACTTACGCATACGTCGTATACGGGAGCCTATCCGCCATCAGTATTGCCATCCTCAGACTGCCCCAGAACACCCCAATGCACCCAAGCCAGTGCCAGATTCTCCAGAGTCGCTTGGAAACTGCATATTTGATTCTTCTGAACCACTTTCGAGCATTCCAACCCATTCTTGTAGCTCCTTTGGATTCTCTTTCACCAGGGTTGCCAGAGACATCTCCAGGGTTCGTATGGTTCCTTCTGAGAGGTTAAGTCCATAGATCTCGGTGATACACTCCAGTACCTCATGGAGGATTGTAAGGGCTTTGACATCCCTTGGAAGGTCTTTGTTGATGTAGATCTTTGGAGCTGGTAGACACCAGAACTCTCCCCAAGCCTCATCCAAAGACATATTTTTTTCTACAATAGGTACTTGAAGAGGACCAACATGCAGATTCACTTGTTCAGCCCCCTTTAGAATTACCTTAGAATTACCTTAGAAGTACTTTAGAAGTATCTTAGAATTACCTTAGAAGTACTAGAGTAGTAATAGAACAGTAATTCTAGTAGTTCTCTAGTAGTTCTCTAGTAGTAATAGAGTAGTAATTCTCTTAGATGTTCTTCTAATTATCTTCACTTAGATCTCTTAGATCCTGAGTCTCCCCCCCAAACCCCCCCGTGGACTCTCCGGGGAGGATGAACTCGGAGGTCAACACGGGAGTAATCTGGGGGAGAAACTCAGAATCTAGGAGACCAGCATGAAGATATCTTCACTTGAGTCTCTTGAGTCCGTCGTTCCCCAAAGAACCTTAGTTCTTCAAAAGATGTACCTAATTCATTTTTACCCCCTTAAGAGGGGTCATGCTCTCACAGGCCCTAGGATGGCTCAGGATCGCGTTGAGTATCTCAAGGTAGGTAGACATACCTTGGTGTGTCAAACGCTCTCAGGCGGGCTCTGAGGGCCTCTCAGATATCTTCTGGTGCCAGCCTGTCAATGACCTTCATGTGTTCCACCAGTGCATCTGTCAGTTGAACGGTGTTGATGTTATCCAGCAAGAACTCTTCCCACGCATCTATGAAATCATTGAGCGATTGTCGGAGGAGGTGTTCATCCATGACATGGAGTCTCTTGTATTGGCACCAAGACAGTGGTCTTGAAATTTATTAAGTTCGTCTTGCAGTTTCTCGGACCTGTTGGACCGAACCGCTTCATCAATATCCCGGCTCATCTGGTCTACCCAGTATTGACAAGCCATCGCAAGGACATCCAAGCGGTCATCGTGAGCCAGTGAACCCTTGTCTCTGGTCAGCCGGGTCATCTGGTAGAAGAGTTGATATTTCAGAGCTTTATCAGAGGGCAGATGTTTGGTTGAGTCATAATCCTGGCGGACCACTCGCTCATCTACCACCAGTTTATGTCTGTTCATAACTGGCTCTAAAACATCCAAAATACGTCGTTCTTTCTGGATATTGTGGCGAACTTCCGTGATCGTGACTTTGTGAATCTTTGAGAGAACTGGCTGTAACAGTGCCGTAAACATGCCATCACCGAAATTGGATTCGACCAGAATTTCATTGACATCCTGCTCCTTGGCGATCACCGACAACGCCTTCAAGGTCTCCTCTGAGTACCCTCCGGGGAGTCCACCGGCTGCTGTCACGAAGAGCTGAGAGTTGAGCATCTTGACCACTGAATAGGCCGTCTCATCAGCACCACGACCCGAGGGGTCAATCGCCATCACAGACCCCTGATATTTCAGGAGTTCACCGTTGGTTCCCATGGGCATGTAGTACCGATCACCATTAAACCCAACACATGGTAGATCTTTATATGCATACTCAGGAGACCCCGCCCACACCACCTTCTCAGGTGCATTCTCAGAATCCAGTCGCATCACGATCAGGTCATTCAGTTTCAGTGGGTATCTGTCCGCATCACTCAGGGATGTATCCAACATGAACTGCAAAGCGAACCCGGAGCGTCCGTATGCTGCTTCACGTTCCATGAGGTCAAACTGGTTGAATCGCTTGGGGTCTGTTGGTTCACCATCCTCCAAATCCAACGCAAGGATCGTAGGAGCAATCCTGGGGCCGTACCCGATGATCTGACGCTCATTAGGTTTCCGAGCAGGCCAGATCTTCACATCGTATCCACGGTCTGGTAGTTCGTTGTAGAGACTCTGCTCAGACTGAGGAGTCCCGAGGTAGATCACATGACCCTCAGGTTTCAGAACAGCATCAAACTCCTGTACCGCAACACTGATCTTGTCACGCATCATCTGGGTTGCTGAGTTGTTCAAGGACTCCACATCATCAGCAATGATCAGGTCTGCACGAGCACCTGTGATCTGTGAGGAGATTCCCTTGGAGGTCACTGAAGGAGCATGGCTCGCTGGAGCAGGAGCAACATCAAAGGCAATCTTGGAGTTCCTCTGAGTCTCGTGAGGTTTCAGGTGATGCAGGATCTCCATTTCAGAGATCAACCGCAAAGTGAATGTACTGAAGTCATCAGCACGCTGCTTGGACGCAGAGACCACCAGGATGTTCTTGGTGGGATCCAAGAGGAGTTGGTGACACACGAACGCTGAAGTAATCCAAGACTTCCCCACACCCCGGAAGGCCATCACGCATCGACGCTTGGGACCACGCTGAATGTAGTCCGCGATGTCATACTGGATCGGGGTGGGCTCGGGAAGACCCAGGTGATCCCACGCTAGATACAGGAAATTCCTGAAGTCCTCGAGGCGTGGGTCCATAGTATGTTTCTCAACCTACGTCGGAGATCTCTGCTTCGGGGTCGAACGGTAAAACCCTTGCCAAGTTCAGCAGTGGTTCACTTTGGTTGATGTTGGCATCAATCCCGTTGTCCTTGAGGAACTGCCGCGCAACACTGAGTTCACCTGAACCAGCTTCGCCGGACATGATGCGTTCCATCAAGAGCATCGAGAGAGCCTCGTGCAACTTTCCCAGTTCCTTCTTGTCCATTACTTACTCACTTTCTCTAAATTCACAGAAGAGACAACCTCAATTTCTTCGTATCACCGTGTACTGGGACGCACTTTCTCCCCCATGCTTCTTTCGCCTAGAGCGAGGCCGGAGCGTAATAGTCGGGACCAAATCCTTTGAACGACGGCTTCCCGTTTTCTTTCGGCTCGCCTTCTTCTTCTTCTTCTTTTGAATCTTCAAATCGCTATACATACAAAGAACCCCTTCCTGTTATCCGCCGACTTGAACGGTGACGGTTC